GCTTGTAAACTATATAATGAAGAAATGTAAAGGAGGCGTTATATGGAGAAACAACCCGGCAAAAAGCATAAAGACGAGCTTAAAGAAAAAGCGTTTGCTCTACTTGTAAGCAATAACGCTTCTTATGTAGCTAAAGAGTTAGGTCTTCCCTACAGCACTGTTAAGACTTGGGAGAACAAGTTTATAAAGGAAGGCAGAAAAAAGATAGCTAACGGAGAAACCTCGCAAAATGACGAGGATAACCTCGTAAAACTTCGCAATAAAAAGCGAGAAGAGTTCGTAAATTCAGCTTGGGAAAATATCGAACTTGCAGATAAGCTCATAAAAAGGAAGCTTAAGAGAGCTTTAGAGCAAGAAGACCAGATAGACGAGCTTATGGCTGTAGCTAATGAAGAGTTAGACGAAGAAGAGAGTGAGAAAAACCGTAGCAACGAAAAGAAGCGTCAAAGAATCTGTAGTAAGATTGACGCTCTAAAGTTAGATAACTTAAGTCAAATATCCACAACTCTCGGAACGCTTTACGACAAACAAGCTTTAGCTAATGGCGAAGCTACTTCGAGAGAAGAAACTATCATTAAAGGATTTGAAGACTACTAATGATAACGATAGCTGACATCACAAACAAGCGTAAGAAGCTCTGGCAAGACTACTTAGACGGTAAGAAGCCAAACCAAGACGAAGATTATGTGAGAGACGCTGCAAGGTGGATATTACAGAGTCCAGAACTCACGGCAGAAGTTCAAGCAAAGCCTTATTTGCTAATCGAAGCAGTTTTAACAGTTGTAGATAAAAACAAAAAGACTGTTCCGTTCTTCTTAAACGAAGTCCAGAGAGACTTCCTACAGCAGACAGAGAAATATGGTAAAGGAAGACCTTACTTTATCTTAAAAGGCAGACAGCAAGGCTTTACAACGCTAATAACAGCTATTCAGCTATGTAACGCTATTGTTTGTAAAAACTTCTCTGGATTCACTCTTGCAAACGCAGACGACAACACGAAGTCAATATTCAACGATAAAGGCCGTGTAGTTTACGATAGATTGCCAGATATACTTAAGCCACACGAAAAGTTTAACTCTAAGAAGGAGCTATTCTTTGACAAGTTAAATAGCTCGTGGCGAATTGCTACAGCCACTAAAGAAGTAGGTCGTTCAAAAACTCTTAACTTTATTCACTATTCAGAAGTTGCTTTCTTTGAAGTATCACTAGCTGACTTACAAAGCTCTATCGGAGAAACTGCTACAGCAGACTGCTTCTCTGTTTATGAGACTACAGCTAACGGATATAACGAAGCTAAAGATTTGTGGGATAAAGGAAGCTGTATAAATCTCTTTTACGAGTGGTGGCGCACAGAAGAATATTCTTCTACAGATTATCAGTTTTTGGATAAAAACAAAGACGACCAGTGGCTACAAGATAGACTTCAGCTCTTAAAGGAAAAAGGTCTAACTAAAGAACAGCTGGCGTGGTATGCGAAAAAATATGATTCTTATATTGATAAAGCCAAAATCAAGCAAGAATATCCTATCTCCCCTCAAGAAGCCTTTATAAGCTCTGGAGAGTGCGTATTCGACCAAGATAAAGTTGCTAATCAATTTGAGCGTGTTAAGGACTTGCAACCACTTAAAACTGGCTATTTTAAGTATAGAAAGAACTACGAAGCTATCAAAGACTCTTCTGGCGAACTGCTAGAAGAAAAATTCACTATTGAAGATATTGAGTGGGTAGAAGATAAACACGGATATATTCGTATTCACGAAGAGCCGCAAACCAGAAGTAAAGACGGCGTGGTAACACACCAAGCTCCATATTCAATCGGTGGAGATACATCTGGCTTAGGAATCGACTTCTACACTGCTAAGGTAATAAACAACCTTACTAGAAAGACGGCAGCTACACTTCACAAACAAGCTATGGACGACGACTTATATGCAGAACAGCTTTATTGTTTAGGTAAATACTATCACGAAGCTTTAATCGGTATCGAAGTCAACTATAGCTTACAACCTACAAAATATCTGTCAGAGAAGCTTAACTATTCTAACTTATATGTCAGAGAAGTATTTGACACTATGGCAAAGAAAGTAGTTAAGCGCTTTGGATTCGAAACTAACGCAAAATCAAGACCGGTTATTCTATCGGATTTGATAACTCTTGTAAGAGAAGATATAACAATCGAAGAAGACGCTCTGACACTAAAAGAAATGCTTACTTTTGTAAAGAACGACAAAGGTAGAGCCGAAGCTATGGAAGGCTTCCACGACGACTTGGTAATGGCGTTAGCAATAGCACACTATATCTCAAGTCAACAATCTTCAAGCTGGCTGGAAGTAAAACAGAAAGAGCCAGACTTTATCGAAGAGAACTTCCACATAAAAACACACACAGAAAATTCCTTTATGGATTGGTAGGAGGCAAAATGTTTATATCAAAAGCAGAATTAGAAGAGATTAGAGCTACTATGAAAGCTCAAGCTAAACAGATTAAGTCTCTTCAACAAGCTATTGAAGCTCAGAAGAAAACTAACAAGCTTCAAGCTGAGAAAAACAAGAAATACGACGAACAGCTTGGCAAGAGATATTTAAGCGACACTTTTGCCGGAAAGTCTGAAGAAGAAGCTCGCTCTATTATGGACGAGTGGTTAAACGGAGAGGAGGGTAAAAAATAATGGCAAAACAAATAGATGTCGAAGAAAAAAACACGAATCTCTGGGATATGTGGGAGAAATGCAAACAATATCAATCAAAAATAGGACTTAGAAAAAATATCCCTATGTTTGTAGACTTCTTCGAAGGTCGTCAATGGCCGGCAGCTACAGAGAGAACAAAATCTTTGCCTAGACCGGTAATTAACATAATTAAAATGATAGTCAGAAATAAAGAAAGTGCTATTCAATCCAGCGTAGTTAAGCTTGTTTATAAAGCTGAAGACGAAATGGTAAACGCTGAGAAGTTTACAAACTTCGCTGACTATATTCAAAAAGAAATGCGTCAAGAAGAATATGACGCTAGAGCTGTTCACGACGGAACGGTTAAAGGCTCTTACTTCTATCACTACTACTGGGATTCAGAAGCTAAAGGAAAAGTTGGCAATATGCAAGGTGGCTTAAGAGTAGAACTTATCCATATCTTAAATATCGGCTTTGCTAATCCTAAAGAGACTGACGAACAGAAACAGAAATGGATTATTATTGTAACCAGAGAAGAAGTCAATTCTATTCGTGCTAAAGCTGACAAAGATGTAGATGTAGAATCTATCGTCTCAGACGAAGACGAAGACAGAACAGACACAAAAGAGCAAGACGAATCAAACCTTGTAACTGTTATAACAAGATACTTCAGAAAAGACGGCGAAGTATATTGCGAAAGAGCTACAAGGACTACTGTTGTAAATAAGCCGTTCCCTATCTCTCCAGATATTGAAGCAGCTAGAGAAAGCTTAGGAATAGACGCTCCAAACAATAGCCTTCCAGACAACAAGAAAACAGAGCCTCTTCCAAAAGGAAAAGCTACTCTCTATCCAGTTGTTGTAGGAAACTATGAAGCTAGAGAAGATTCTATTTATGGCTTAGGCGAAGTAGAAGGACTTATTCCAAACCAAAAAGCAATCAACTTCAACTTAGCTATGACTTTACTCTCTGCTCAAAATAATGCTTGGAGCAAATATGTCGTTACAGAAGACGCTCTTAAAGGTCAAGAAATCACAAACGAGCCGGGTCAAGTTCTTACCGACTATTCTAAGACTGGAAGTGGTATCAGAAAACTAGAAGGCTCTTCAGTAAACCAAACACCTATCCAGATTATAAATACTCTTACAGACCTAACTAGAGTCGTTACTGGCTCTACCGAAGTTATGACTGGCGAAGCTATCTCAGCCAATATGTCTGGCGCAGCTATCGCCCAGCTTCAATCTCAAGCTCAACAGCCTATCGAAGTTTTAAGAGATAACTTCTGGAGAGTTAAAGAGAAGCAAGGTCGAATCCTAGAACAGTTCTTTAAGCTATTCTATGAAAATAAAGACTTTACTTATAGCAAGACAGAACAAATTCCAGACGCAGACGGCAATATGGAAGAAAAAGAAGTTAGCTATTCTGACAGATTCAGTGGCTCTGAGTTTGCAGATGTAAACTTCTCTATCGTTGTAGAAGCTGTAGCTGGAACAAAGTCAAGTGCTGCTGGCGATATAAATATGCTAGACAACCTTCTTTCTAAAGGATTGATAGATAAGAAGACCTACATAAAAGCTTATCCTAAGAACGCTCTTAATAATCGAACTGAGATTATGAAGGCAATCGAAGAAGAAGAAAAAACACAGATAGCACAATTAACACAGCAATTACAAGAGATAACTCTTCAATTAGAGCAAGCTACTGAAGAAAACAAACAGAACTTAGCTCTTATACAGCAACAAAAAGAAGTTGTAGACAAAGTTGTTTCTGTAATCAAAGAAAATAATCAATTACGCTCAATTATTGCTACTTTATACGCAGAATCGAAGGCAAAGATAGAACAAGGCAATATGGCTCTGGAAGAGATGTCTAGGAAACAGCGAGAAGCTGAATCAGACGCTACAGAGTTTGCTCAAGCTTTGTATGCTGGAGGTGCTGGAAATGATTTGTAACAAGTGCAAAATTGAAATGATTGTCAAAAAGGCAGATAAAAAGACAATAACTTATATCTGCCGAAATCCAAAGTGTTTTGAGCATAACAAAGAACACACAAAAACAAGGTAATTCCTAGCTGTAGCTAGAGTTATAAAATTTATACGCAGTTGAAGAGCGCAAAAATCAAAGGAGATGTGTTATGGAAGATAACAAAAACTTATCAGAGCAAACAACCGAAATCGACGAAGCTAAAGCTACTAACGAAGCAGCTAAAGCCGTAGACAACGGAGCTAGCGAAAACTCTGACGCTAGCAACAAGGAAAATGTCAATGAAGTAGAGTTTACAGATTCTAAAAAGCCGGAAGAGACACCAGCCAAAGAAGAAGAAACTAATAAAACTACTGAAGAGCCTAAAAAGACTCAAGACAATTCCGAAAACGCTCGTAGAAGACGAGAAGCTGAGAGACAAGCCGAACTTAAGAAAACTAGATATGACGCTATCAAAGAAGCTGTAGACGGTATTAACCCTTATACAAATAAGCCTATCGTAGACGACTTAGATGTAGAAGAATATTTAGCTATGAAAGAAATCAAAAAGTCCGGTGGAGACCCAGTTGCTGACTACTCTGAGCATATCAAAACAAAGCAAAAGGAACAAGCACAAGTTGAGCTTAAGAAGGCCGAAGAAGAAGAATGGTTTGAGAACGACTACAGAGACTTCAAAACCAAACACCCAGAAGTAGACCTTGAAGAACTAGGCAAAGACGAAGCGTTTAGGCTTTTTGCAGAAGACAAGGTTGGTAAAACACCTATGTCTGAGCTATACGATAAATATCAATCTATCGTAAACAAAGCAAAACAAGAGCAAGAATCCACTAGGATTAGACAAGAAGCTAACAAGAGGGCTACACCGGGCGCTCTATCCAGTGTAGAACAAAGCTCTTCTGACTATTACACGCCAGAAGAAGTCAAAAAAATGTCTCAAGAAGAAGTTAGCAAAAACTTTGATAAGATTAAAAAGTCTATGCAAAAGTGGAAGTAATTCCCACCAAAAAAACAAAATTTAATTCAATAAGGAGAAAAAACTATGTCATACGCAAATTTTATTCCTACCGTATGGAACGAGGAAATCAACCGTGAATTAGACAGACTTTGTGTTTTTGTAGAAGACTGTAACACAAAATACGAAGGTAATGTTAGTTCAAAGGGCGAATCAGTTAAAATTCTTGGCGTAGGTAAACCTACAATCAAAAGTGTAGCCAAGAAAGACAAAAATAATGATATTGACGCAGCCGAAGAAATCGAAGACGCTTCAATCATTATGCAAATCGACCAAATCAGATACTTCAATTACAAAGTTGGAGATATTGATAAGGCTCAAGCAGTTGGAGGCGTTATGGAAGCTCTTCAATTAGAAACCACAGAAGGTCTTGCTAATGAAGTAGATAAATATATCGCTGACCTTGCAAAAGACGACCAAGCTAAAAAGCTTTACGCTACAGTCCCTAAAGTTGTAGAAGGAACAGCTGGCTCTGGCGAAATCAATGTATTGAAAGCATTGAGAGACGCTAAAAAGGCTCTATTCAAAAATGATGTTTCAGCTTCAACCAAAATCGTTGTAACTGTAGACGCAGACTTTGCAGACTTGTTTGTTGCTGCATACACCGACAAAAACACTAACAATAGTGAAAACCTTAAAAATGGTAGAATCGGTATGTATAACAGCTTAACAATCAAAGCTTCAAACAATGTAGCTTCAGATAACGGAACAAGCTTCATTATGGCTAGAACTCAAAGAGCTATCGCTTACGCTAAGCCTTTAACTCACACTGAGCCATATCGTCCAGAAAAGAGCTTCTCTGACGCTGTAAAAGGCTTCATTTTGTTTGGCGCTAAAATTGTTAGACCAAAAGAATTAGTAGTAATCAATGTTAAATACTAATCTACCAAAATCTAAATTGTAAAGGAGAAAAACTATGGCTATTGTAAAAATTACACCAGTAGAATTGGATAAACACAATATCCCTTCAGAAGAAGTAACTACTTCAACTCTTGTAACAGCTCTTGACGCTTCAGCCGGAGCTTATTACGAACATAAAGAGAGAGACGATAAATATGTTATTATCGCTCAAAATGCTGGAAACGCAGCTGCAAACCTTACTTTCAAGCACGGTAACGGTATTCAAGGCGTTGTAGACAAAGTTGTGTCTATTGGCGCTGGCAAAACTAGATTTATCACTCTTGAGAGTGGCGCTTTCAAATTTATGTCTGGAGAGAACAAAGGTCGTGTTCTTATGACTGGCTCAGCAGATATAAAAGTAGCAGTTGTAAAATTGCCTTAATTTAATTAAAAAAAGCGTAACGGTTATGAGACGCTACGCTTTTCTATGGATTGATAGCTTAACCGGAGAAAGCTTTTCGCTAGCACCTTAACAAAGAATTGTTGATTGCAAGTTCGAATCTTGCTCAATCCACCACAAATTTTATAAAGGAGAATTGATATGAAGTTAGGAGAAATTAAGATTGAAGCTCTTAAATTGATGTTTGCAGACTATACAGACGACTTAAGTATGGAGAATCTGGCTGCCTTAAAGTCAGACGAAAACTTTGGACGCTATGTCAACTCTATGCCCGGAGCGATAAATCGTTGCTATAACAGATTAGAAGACACTAAAGTTATTCCACTTAAAAAGGTTACAATCAGCAAAGAACAAGGCACGGAGCAAAACGGAAGAATTAGATATAACCTATCTGAGCTTATCTCTGACTTTGGCACTCTGGATAGAGTTATTGCCGAAACAGAAACTTCTTACAATGGCAACTGTGAGTATGTTATGGAAACAAATTCTATAGTTATGTTGCCTTCAATCGAAGACGAATTAACTTTTGTCTATTCTCCAGCTCTTGCAAGAATAAGTTCTTCTACAGCAGACGATACAGAAATCGAGCTTCCAGATAAAATAGCTTCTGTTATACCTTACTTTATCAAGGGAGACTTATTTAGAGAAGACGAGCCAGCCGAAGCAGCAGAAGCCAGAAATCTTTTTGAAGCTTCTATAGACGCAACTAATAACGATATTAAGAGACGACAAACCAGCATTAAAACTGTGTTTTCGCAAACGGAGGGATAAATGAGCGTGAGAATGTCAACAAACATCTCTCTTAAAGAGAGACTTAGCGCTCAGTTAGACGACTTCAAAGGCGTAGACTTTTCAAGCTCTCCTCTAAAAGTTCAGTCTAATAGAGCAACAGAAATGAAAAACTTTATTAACGAATATGGTGTAAACCGTAAAAGAAACGGCTGGAACGAACTTATCAAGATAAGAGATACTCAAGGAAACGACTTAAAGATTAACGGAATCTTCAATTACAAACACGGAAATATCAAAAAGACAATCGTTCACGCCGGAACTAAGTTCTTCACTTTAGACTATAATCAAGCTACAAAAGTTTTTTCTACTACGGATATAACAAACTCTGCTACAGAATCTGCTGTTATTTCTAGTAGGATTAAAGACCAGAGAAGCCAGTGCTTTATAGCTAAAGGAAGACTTTATATTATTGGCTGTGGCGATTTTTTAGTTTATGGAACTTGGAACGAAGGCTCTACTTATGAGCTTAGAAGAGTTTATAACAACTCAGACACCTATATTCCTACTACTACAATATCAATCAGCGACGATAGTGTAACAGACGACGGAGCTAGAAGTGTTTTAGATAGCATAAACCTTTTGACAAATAAGCGCAAAAATCAGCTTCTAGGCGTAGACGCAACTAACAAGACTTATACAGTCGACTCTGGCGAAATTGACGCTAATTCAACGGTTGCAATCCTCCTAGAGACGCTTGACGGCACTACTGCTGTAACGAAAGAAATAACCAACTCTGGAGACGATAAAACTAAGCTTTATCTTGGCGACACTATTGTCGGAAACATAGACTTTAGCAAAGGTCAGATAACTTTCACAATCAACACTAAGCCACAGATAGCTCAAAGAGACAATATCTTTGTAACCTTCCAGCACACCACCGAAGGCTACGAAGACAGAATAACTAATTGCAATTTTGGAATATTGTTTGGAACTAATGGAAGCTCTAACAGACTATTCTTAAGCGGAAATGAAAACTTATGTAACTATGACTTTTATTCTGAAGTGGACGATTTTACTTACTTTACAGATTTAAGCTATGCGAAGCTAGGAAGTTCTTCTTATGGAATAAAAGCTTATCAAAGACTATCAGATAGCAGCTTGGCAATTTTCAAAGAAGACAACTCTCAAGAATCTACAGTTTATTTTAGAACTGGCTCAGATAATGAGATTTACGATTCTGACGGAAATTTAGTAAATATAACAACCGTCTTCCCTACATCTGCCGGAAGTATTGGCGAAGGTGTTCAAAGCAGATATGCAAGCGCTAACTTATCTGGAGATGTTTTAATTCTTTCTCCTAACGGCGTGTTTGGCGTTGTGCTTGGCGACAATGTATCAACCACTGAAAGATACGCTAAAGAGCGTAGTAGATACATAAACGAAAGATTAAAACAGCACTCAGACTTATCAGAAGCTGTAGGAATTGTTTATAAAAATAAATACTACTTGTCTTTGGATAATGTTTGCTATATAGCTGACGCAAGGTTTACTTCTCAATCTGAAGGAGATATGGGAGACACCTTTAGCTATGAGTGGTGGTATTGGGATAATATACCAGCTAGAGTGTGGGCTATCATAGACGACGAGCTTTATTTCGGAACTGCAGACGGTATGATTTGCGTGTTTGATAAAGAGTTCACAGATAGAACTTATTACAACACTTCTGCCGGCCAGCTTACTTTAGATATTCAAAGCAATAGGATTATCTATGGAACTTTAGAGCTAGGTCTTCAAGAAGGCGACACGATTCAATTTTCTACAGACAATCTTTATGAGCTTACACTTAACAATGAAGCTTCAGAAGATATTCCAGACTACAGCTTAACCGAAGACGGAAAAATCTTGTTATCGGAAAACCATATAGGAAGATTCTTCAACGGTATGGAAGTCTATGCTGACAATGTAGGAAACTCTGGACTAGCACTTAATACAAAATACACCATAGTCGATATAGATTATGGATATTGCACTTTTGAGCTAACTAACGCTTTAGGTCAAACAATAACACTTCAAGCTTCTGGATTTAGGCTTTTAAGAAAGCTCACAGACGAGCAACTTATGATAACCAGCGTAGAACAAACATCTGCAAGCTTCCAGTTAAAGAGAGTGTCTAGCTCTCCGATAATGGTCTTGGCAAGGTATAACGAGACAACGCCTACAAATCTTCTTGCAAGTATCGTTTTAAGGCGTAATGTAGTCGCTGAGTGGTATTCTCCAGTCTTTGACTTTGGAACTAACGACTATAGTAAGACGCTTCTAAAAATGTCTATCTCTACTGACCCAACAACAAACGGCGCTGTAGAGTTTGGATACGAAACTAAAAACCTAGACAAATTACACCAAGCTCGTGGTATGAAGGTATTTAGTTTTGAAGATTTAGATTTTAGCAACTTCTCTTTCGATTCAGCTTTTGCTCACAGCTACACAAAGAAAGTGTTGGTTAGAAACTTTAACTATATTATGTTTAAGATTAAAAGCGATAACGATAAGAATTGCATAATCAACAATTTAACGATTGTTTACAAAATTAACAAAATCAATAAAGGAGTCAAATAATGAGTAATAGACAAATAACACCTATCTCTCCAGCTACCGAAGAAGCAATCTTAAGAAAGTCTGCACACGGACTTCCTATAAGACCTTCTGAAGCTGGTATGAAGCCAGAAGATATTAAAAGAGCGTTCTTTGAGTTTGTAACTGGCGCAAACAACTCTCTAATATCAGAACTTAAGAGAATTGTGGCTGAAGGTAATATTATCTTAGACGCTATACAAGAAGCCGAAAGCGAACACGAGTCAGCTACAAACAACCCTCACTCTGTTACTAAAGCTCAAGTAGGTTTAGGAAATGTAGACAATACATCAGATAACAATAAACCTATATCACAAGCTCAGCAAGCTGCTTTTAACGAAAGAGTAAAATATTCAGATATTCAAGACAACTACACAAGCATAGCAACAAATAAGCCTTTATCAGCTAATAGAGGCCGTTTGTTAGACGGAAGAGTTACAGAAAATAAAAACGCTGTAGACTTAGCTATAAAGAACATAACGCTTAATTCTGAAAATGGAATTTTAACAATTACAAGGACTAATGGAACAACTTTTTCTATAGACCTTCCTACAGAATATTTAGTTAAAAGTGGAACTTATAATGCAACTACAAAAGAAATCTGGCTAGAGCTTGATAATGATACGCTTATCAAAATTCCAGTTGCAGCACTTGTAAACGAATATTATGCTGACGGAACTACCTTGACTATGTATATAGACGCTAATGACGGAAACAAGGTAAAATTCAAAATCTCTGACGATTATAAGTCAAAGATTGATAGCAATACGAGCAAAAGGCACGAACACTCTAATAAGAGCCTTTTAGATACATATAATCAGACAAACGCTAACTTGTCAGACGCTGTAACTAAAAAACACAGTCACTCTAACAAGTCTGTATTGGACGCAACCACAGCTTCCTTTACTACGGCAAAACAGACTCAGCTCGACAACGCTACTTCAGATATTGAGGAACTTAGAGACCAGATAGCTGTAAGTGGAACTGTTATTTATGACGCTGGAACGCCTTTAACTGCGTTTAATCTTGAGGATATTGTGTTTGCTGCTCTAGGCTACCTTGCTGAAAATGCTGTTACTGCTAATAGATGTTCTAAAGGTGGCGAGATAGACAGAAGGCTCAAAGCTTTAGAAAACAAATAGGAGGACGAAATGGTATTTGAAAAAGCTAAAATTTATGGTGTAGACGGCGTTGGAAGCCAAAGTCCTACACTAACCAGAACTGACGCAGCTGTCGGTTTAACTTATGAAAGAGGCACTTCTGAAATCAGAAGCGACTTCGATAATTGCTTCCCGTGGAGCGATATGACAGAAGTTGTGGATTCTGCCGGAAATGTGTTTATAAGGATTCCTAAGTTTTATAGTAAAGTTACTAAAAATTCTAATGGAACTTATAAATATCAAATATCTGGTATGAGACACAGTGGATTCTCTACGCTTTTCATTGACGGCAAAGGAAATGAAATTGACTACATAGATGTTGGTAAATACGAAGGCTCTGGCTCTTCTTCGAGATTATACTCTAAGACCGGTCAAACAGTCCTTGTAAATATCACTATCGACAACTTAAGAACTGCTGCAAGAGCTAACGGCTCTGGCTATCAGCAATATGACTTCTTAATTGATATGATTTTGAAACAGCTATTCTTAATTGAATTTGCTACTACTCATAGTCAGTCAATTATGACTGGATTTACTAATAGCTCAAACACGGCAGCTCTTATAACCGGCCATACAGACAATGTAAAAACCCCTTCTGGCTCTTGGAATAATAATCACGACGCAGCGTCTGACGCTTGGACTGACACTTCTTGTAATACTGACGGCTATCACGCTTGTAAGTATCGTGGAATTGAAAATCCTTGGGGAAACACTTGGACTTTCTGCGACGGTATATCTTTCAATAAAGAAAAGGTTTACATCTGCACTGACCCTACACAATACGCTGGAGCTAAGACAACTATGCCTTACTCTTATATGGGAGATAGACCTAAGTCTGAAGGTTATATTAAAACTATCAGCAACTTCTCTAAAAATCCACTTTTGCAATATATTAGCGCTGTTGGTGGAGCTGACGGAAGCTATTATAGCGACTATAGCTGGTATGCTGACGCTGGCGTAATCTTGCTCGTGGGTGGGCCTTGGCGCCGCGGTGCTGCGGCTGGCTTGTGGTCTTGGGCTGGTTACGATGCTGTGTCTCTCTCTGGGTCGGGCAACGGCGGTCGCCTTTGCTTCAAACCTCTTTAAGAGGGATTGTCAAGGGAGATTTCTCTCCCTTGATGTATAAAAAATAAAACAAAAAATTAAATATTCTGGGTAGTGTGTGCGAAGTCCTGTGCTTTCTTGCTCGTGGGTGGGAATTGGAACAACGGTGCTAAGGCTGGCTTGTGGTATTGGAATGGTAACAATGCTGTGTCTAACTCTAGGTCGAACAACGGCGGTCGTAATTTAATCTAAAATATTTATTTGAAAAAGCACACATAATCCATAGCTCTTGCTAAAAAACACTTCG